AAACAAATGCTGATGGTAATGTAACAGAATGGTCAGTTGAGTATAAATATACTGATGGTGACTTTTCTCATACATTTAAAAAATCTGAAAAGATAGAAGCACCATCTAAAGCACCAGGTAGCTATACTAAAGCTGAATTGTTGACACTTATGGATGAAACACATTGGGATGATATGTTTGCAAAAAAACATAACGTACACCAAAACCCACCAGTAGCTGATACAGTTGATGATAGTTTTGACGTTTCTACATTAAACGACAGCTAAGATGTTTGCAGCGCAACCATTTAGTACAGTAGGTCTTGGTGACGGAGAAATGTTTTTAGATGCATTGGCAACTACTAATGTAGTGACCTCTGCTATTACATCTCTAATACCTGTGTCTAAAGTGATTGTAACAGCAACAGCTTTAGAGATGACTAGTACGCTACAAACGTTACCCGCTAATTCAATAACAGTGGCAATACCTGAGGCAAGCACCGTGTTATCTGGTACGTTAACTTTTACTTTGCCGGCTCCTTCTGTCTTTACATATAATGATGTGTCTGATAATATAGGCGAAAGTTGGTCTGACGTAGTGACCACAGGAACATCTGAAACTTGGAGTGACGTCTAATGGCATCATCATATTCGAATAGATTAAAAATAGAATTAATTGGTTCTGGGGAACAAGCTGGTTCTTGGGGTACTACAACTAATAACAATTTTGGCTCTAGTGACGCTACTGGCGTAGCTTCTATTGAGCACGCTATTGCAGGGGTTTTATCTATTGCAACATCCGGTACAGGCACAACTACTCTTTCTACTGGTGACGGACCACAAACACAATCTGACAACCAAGCTAGACAAGCTTGTTTAAGATTTACAAATAGTGGTGACGCTACCCACACAGTTCAATTTCCTGCTACACAAAAATTATATATGTTTTTTAACGGAAGTTCTACATGCACATATACTTTAAGATTAGGTGCTAGTGGTAACACAATTACTTTATTTCCATTAAGAAGTAAAAGCGTTGCAACTGACGGCACTAACTGGTTTGATCTACAAACTGGTTCTTCTACTTGGATAGAAAAAACATCTGCATATACAGCTCTTGCTGGTGATAACATTTTTATTGATACTAGTGCTGCGGCAGTAACAATAACTTTACCTTCTTCTCCTGTACAAGGTGATGAAGTTTCTTTTGTAGATGCAGAAGGAACATTTGATACAAACAATTTAACTGTTGAACCTGGAAGTGAAAAGATTATGGCACAGACAGCAGGCGATGAAATGGTAGTAGCAACAGAGAGCGCAGGTTTTACTTTAGTCTATCAAGACTCAACTTTTGGTTGGAGGTTTAAAGATAAATAATGGCAACTTTTACATACGAATCATTAAAATATAAATTTTTAAATCCAACTGTTAAAGGTAATTTAGATTTACTTGATGATGGTGCGATTATTAAAATTGGTGCTGATGATGATTTACAAATAACACATTCAGGCAGTGCCGCAACGATTGACAACAACACAGGTAATTTAGAATTACAAGTTGATGGTAGTGCAGTTATAAATTTAAAAGATCAAGACGGCGATACTATGGCTGGCTTTACATCAAACGGTGCTGTTGAGTTATACCACAACAATACAAAACGTCTTGAGACGGTAGCTGCGGGAGCGAAGGCGACCGGAACGTTTGAAGTGACAGGTGCCTCAACATTAACTGGAGCAGTAACCGCTGCAGCAGGTTTAACAGTTGACAACCTAACTCTTGTAAACGGCGGTAATGAAATAGATGTGGCATCTGGTGATTTAATAATAGATGTTAGTGGTGATATATTTTTAGATGCTGATGATGGTAATATAGTTTTAAGAGACAGTAGCTCTGTGCAATTTGGATCTTTAACAAACACAAGTGGTAATTTAATTATTAAATCAGGAACCACAACAGCGGCCACGTTCAGCGGTGCGAATGTAACATTTGCAGGGACTACCACTTCTAGTGGAAATTTATCAACGTCAGGAACATTAACTGTTGCAGGAACATCTGACCTTAATGGCAATGTAGATGTAGCGGGGACCATAGTAGCTTCGGGCAACATCACTGCATTCTCGGACATGAATTTAAAATCTGACATTAGAACTATTGACAACGCACTAAACAAAGTGTGTGACTTACGCGGTGTGTTTTATACCAAGGACGGCGAAGCGGGGACCGGGGTTATTGCACAAGAGATAGAAAACATTTTACCTGAAGTTGTACAAAATGGTGAATATAAATCTGTAGCATACGGTAATATTGTCGGTGTGCTTATTGAAGCAATTAAAGAATTAAGGAACGAGGTTAAGTCATTAAAGGAGAATAGCTAATGGCCGCTAGTTCTCCCACACCAAGTTCAGGAACTATTACAATGACGCAAATTAAAAATGCGCATTTAAATAGTCCAAACGCAGGTGACTTAGATTCTTATCGAGGTGTCGATTATTATGTGCCTGGAACAGGAACTATCGCTCAATATCCAAGCGGTCAAATATCTTTTGATGATTTTTATAATAAAATTGATTTACAAATTCCATCTGTAGGCGATCAACAACACAATTTAATTTCATCTCAATATCAAATTGGTGGTTGTGCTGGTGGTGGCGTTCAAGGTCTTAATGTTAGAATAATTAGTGGTGCTATTTACGTATATGCTGGTGGGTTTATGGCGGATTATGGGTTTTTTGGAAGCACTAGTTTTAGTACAACATACGGTGGTCTGTCCATAGCAAAAACATCGTTAGATTCTATTTTAAATGCTACCGGTGGCACTGTAACTGGTTCTGGAGTAACTCTTGGTTCAAACGGTAGAGACACTATAACGTGTACTGCTGTAGCTACTATGACTAATAATGTTTTAACTATTCAAGTTTTTTATCAATGTAAAGGTGGTACTTATCCAAATACCCCTGGTGGTAAATCACAAGTGCAACTAACTAGTCATAACACTGAAAATTTATATACATTTACATGGAGTAATCCAACATAATGCCTTTATCTTCTACAAAATTTCAATCAGGTTTTGACAAACAAAGCACTAGTTATGGTGCTGAGGGAAAATGGGTTGATGGCGAAAACATACGGTTTCGTTATGGACAACCAGAAAAAATAGGTGGTTGGATAAAATTATTTACAGATAAATTAATAGGTGCAGTGCGCGATCAGTTTGCATGGACCTCGCTTGATGGTACTAGGCATTTGGCTTTTGGCACTGATAAAAAATTATATTTATACGTTGAGGGTGCGATAGTAGACATCACACCAATCCGTGCAACAGAAAACGATCTTACAAACCCATTTGTAACAAGCAGTGGATCAGCTGTTGTAACTGTAACAGACGCAGGACATGGCGCAGCTAAAGGTGACTTTGTGACATTTAGTAACGCATCAGCTGTTGGTGGTCTAGATATGAATGCAGAGTTTGAAATTACAGAAGTTACTAGCTCTAGTGTTTATACAGTTACACATTCAAGTAATGCGAGCAGCACTGCAACTGGTGGTGGATCGAGCACCGTGGATGCAGAGTATCAAATAAGTGTAGGAACAGAAACCAACATCTATGGTTATGGTTGGGGTATTTCATCTTGGAACGGTAACAACGGAACATTAATTCAAGACGCATTAAACGGAGCAGATAATGGTAGTGGTACAATTACAGTTGATGACGGTACTAAGTTTGCTGTTAACGATTTTATTTTAATTGACCAAGAAATTATGAAAATAACTGGTATATCTACACACGTGTTAACTGTAACTCGAGGTATTCAAGGTATTGCTACAACTGCTTTACAAGTAACTGGTGCTACCGGAGCTCACGCTGCAACAACACATGCAGACAATGCAGTAGTTACAATTATATTAGATGCATCAAATACAAATACAAATTTTGTTAGTTGGAACAAACCTGCACTAACATCAACTACAACAATTGACAACAGGTATTGGGTTTTTGAAAACTTTGGTGAAGATTTATTAGCTCTCGCTAGTAATAGTTCTTTATATCGTTGGGATAAATCTGCAGGGCAAACGACCCGCGCAGCTGTTGTTAGTGGAAATGCACCAACAGCATCAAGACATTTAATATTATCAACACCTGATAGACATATTATTTTAATGGGTACTGAAACAAGTATTGGCAGCACTGGTTCACAAGATGATTTATTTTTAAGGTTTTCTAGTCAAGAAGATTTTACAACATGGTCGCCAACAAGCACGAACACAGCAGGGTCATTTAGAATACAAGATGGTTCTAAAATAATGACAACCGTTAGATCAAGGGGTTCTATTTTAATATGGACAGACACATCAATGCATTCATTACAATTTATTGGTGCACCGTTTGTATTTGGATTAACACAAATTGGTGCTAACTGTGGCGCTATATCACCACACTGTGCGGTTGACATTAATGGTACTACGTTTTGGATGAGTCAACAGGCTTTTTATATGTTTGATGGTTCTATTAAAAAAATGCCTTGTACAGTGCAAGATTATGTATTTGATGATTTTAGTATCACACAAGAATTATTAGTGTACGCTGGTGTTAATACCGACTTTAACGAAGTTACTTGGTTTTATCCAAGCCAAGATTCTAATTTTATTGATCGTTCTGTTACTTATAATTATTTAGAAAACTCTTGGTACACAAACTCATTAGCTAGAACTACATGGTTAGATCGAGGAGTTTATCAACTGCCTTATGCAACAGAATACGAACCAACAGTTAATGGAACTACTCCAACAGTGCTTGGTGTAACTGATGGTGCGTCTGTTGTTTATGTGCACGAAGAAGGTGTAAACAACGATACAGATGCACTTGAATGTTTTATTCAATCTGGTGATTTTGACATACAAGACGGAGAACAAATATTATCTATATCTAGATTTATACCAGATTTTAAAAACCAAAAAGGTAGTGCTGATGTATTACTAAGTTTTAAAGATTATAATTCTATTACTAATGAAACAACATTAAATGGTACAGTAGCCGCAACAGGTAATGTAACATTAACTGATTCAACACAGTTTCCAGCATCAGGAACTGTTTTAATAGGAACAGAATTAATTACATATTCTGCAAACAATTCTACAACTGGTGTATTAACAGTTACAGCTAGAGGAGCTAATGGTACAACTGCTGCAGCGCATACAGACAATAAAAAAGTAACTAACTATAGTAATGTTAGAATTAATTTATCAAACGTAACACCCACAACTACTAAAATAGATACACGTGGCCGTGGGCGACAAGGTAATATAGTTATATCTAGTAATGACGTTGGGGATAACTGGAGGTTTGGCACATTAAGATTAGATGTTAAACCAGATGGAGGACGATAATGGCAAAGATAATATTAGGTAGATTGCCACAAGCAACAAAAGAATATCAAACACAAACTTTTGACACGTTAATTCGTGAACTAGAACAAATTGTAACACAATTAAATTTTAGTTATGAGCAACAAACAAAAGATGAAACATTAGCAAGGAGTTGGTTCGTTGGCTGATACATTTAAGTCTAAATCTTTAGTTTTAGCAAATACAAGTCAAACTACTTTGTACACTGTGCCGACAACAAACGACACAACTGTGCCCGCTACACCTTCTACTACGTCTTTAATTAAATCAATTAGACTATACAATTCGCATAGTAGTAATGTTTTAGTAACGCTAACCTTTACTGACAAAGATAGTGACACCGGTGCTGATACAGAATCAACTATATTTAAAATGTATTTACCAGCAACAGACTTAACTACTGATAGTTTTCCTATTGGTAATCCTTTTGAAGTTTTAAGCCAACCACTAGTAGGTAACGAAGGCGACATAATAAAAATAACCGCTGGAGTATCTGCTAAAATACATGTGCAATTATCAGTATTAGAGATTACGTGATGAAATTAATTAAAGAGGGTAAACCTATATCATACAAGACTGTAGATGGCCGACAAATACCTGTTATACAGCCTGAAGTTTATCAGAGAATCTATTGCAAAAATTGCGATTATGAGGTAAATTCAGAAGAACAGGCAATCGGCACCTGCCCACAGTGTGGCCAACTATGGTCCACCACCAAAGCTGTAGATATTAAAGTTAATATATTAGAGATGCCACCTATTGGTGCAGAATCGGGAGAATAAATGGCCTTCGGTATTGGAAGCAAAATCAAAAAAGGACTAGGTAGTATAGCTAACAAAGTAGCTGACAAACTAATTCCTAAAGAACTAGCGCCATTCTTACCGATGCTTGCTCCATTGTTCATGGGCCCAGGAGCGGGGCTTATGTCACGTTATTTAGTTCCACAATTATTAACCGCACTATCAACTGGTAAAACTACCGGTGGTATTAGTGGTACTAGTCAAGGATTAGCTGGTCTTGCTAGTTTTTTATCTGATCCAACTAGATTTAAACTTGGTCAAAAAGAAATTGCTGCAACTGCAGAGCAAGGTCCTAAAAATCTTGTTGAAATAGATAAAACTAAACTTGACCCTAATTTTTTAGAAAGTGATTTAATTGATCCAAGTTTAAGAGGTGACTTTAGTCAACAGGTTAACCCAGATCTTGATTTTGGTAAAATGGCACCATCAAGACCTAGAAGATCTATTTATGATGCAACTGGTGGTGGTTTAAGGCAATCTCCTGCTGTAGTCACAACTCCTAACCCTAATTACATTCCAGGTACAGAAGCAAGTTTACAAAATATTTATAACATTAGTGATTTAGATCGAAAAGCTGGGATTATGGATTACCTTAAAGTTGGTGCTAATGAAGCACGTGACTTTATACAGGGTGTTAATACCGCTAACAAAACTCCTTTTGGTGATGAAAAACTAGCATTAGAGGGAGATATAGCAGCTTTAAACAAAGAAACAGAAACTGGATTGTTTAATAAAAAAACTATACCCGGAGGTAAATATGATCCATATGCAACTGATGCAGCAGGTAAACAGCTTGGTGTTTTTGATAAAGGCGCATATACAAATTACAAAATAAATGATCCCCTATTAGTTCAAGATGCAGGCTTTGGTTACAACATGCCGCGTCGAGCTGTTACACAAGCTATGTTAACAGCAGGTCCTGGTATGGCAGTTGCAAATAAAATGAAAGCAGATGCAGATGCAGAAGAAGCAGCACAACAAGCTGCTTTTGATAATTACTATGATTCAAGACAAGCGTTGTTTGATTACTTTGGTAATGCAAAACCAAATTACGGTATGCTTTATGGTGGTTTTGCTAACGGTGGT